TAGCGGTCGGCAGCGATGGGGCGGGGGGTTATCCCCTGGGGTTGCTGGGGTTTGTTTTTCTGTGTGTGGTTATTTCGGTGTCGTGATTTTTGGTGTTTGTGCTGGTCAGGCGTGTTGTGTGTTGTTCTGTCTGGCTGTGTTTGTGTTGTGTTGTGTTGGTGTGTTAGTTGCGTGCGCGTGCGTGTGTGTTGGTGGTTGTGTGTGTACGTGTGTTCGATGGTGTAGGTCGCGTGGTGTGTTGTGTGTCTTGGGTTGACGCAGCTGTGTTTGTGTGGCGTATGGTTTGGGTCATCAGCAACACGGCCCCGCACGGTGGGGCGGATCGAAAGGAACAGTGAGATGAGCAAGGCAATGCGTGCGATGGTGGTGGCCCTGGTGCTTGGGGTTATGGGCCTGGTGGGTTGTGTGCCCGCCTATGCGGCTGAGGACACTGCCCCTGCTGGTGGGTGGGTGCTCGCTGCTACTGGTGCCCCCGTTGATGTGTCTGAGACTCCCGCCTGTGAGTCGGAGGACCAGGAGTACGGGCCGTGTCTTTGGGACGCTAGGTCTATGGGGAACGGTTCGGGGCGTTCGTTCGTCGTTGAGGAGGATGGGAGCGTGTCCTACCTGAGGTGGTGTGACGCCCGTGAGGTCGCGTTTCCGGGATGGCTGTGGGTTGGTTCGGTTGAGCCAGCTTCGACGGATGGCCTGCCGTCGTGCGCTGACGTGCGTGGTGAGGTGACCTGTCAGCGGGATGGCCGGTACGTGCTCGAGGTGAACGCTCGCGCGTGCACGCAGACCATCACCACCACTGCCGGTGAGCGCTACATCCCCGGACCCAGTGTCGCTAAGGCCCTCAGTGAGGGTTGCTCTAAGACCACGATCAAGGGGCACAGTGATGAGGCAGGACTCCACGGTGCACGCTCTAGTGTGTCTATGGAGGTTGTGCACTCACCTGCGGTGAGCGCGGCTGTGGGTGACGTTGTGGATAAGCCGACCTCTCCTAGTCGTGACAGGGTTGTGGGTCCTGTGGATTCGGGCGTTAGGGACAACTATGACCGTGAGATTCTTGTGGTGGCTGCTGTGGTGACTTTGGTTGGGCTCACGTTGGCTGTGTGGGTTGAGCGTCGTGCTGCGTGGCGCAGGGTGGGTCGCTATGGTGTGAGGTGATTGGTTTGAGCTGTCCCCCGGTTCCGCTTCGGCGGGCCGGGGGTTTTGCTTTGTCTTCCCGTGGTGGGCGTCGCGAGGGCCGCTAGGGTGCTTTCGGGGCGTGGGTGGTGCCCATGTGTGGGTGGGGCTCTGCGCGGCGCTCAGATTGGCCCCTGTGGCCTCTCGTGCATGTAGGTGCGTGCGTGTATGCGTGTGTGGCGTAGGGGCGTGGCGCCGTCGAACAGGTGTTCGATGATGTAGGTCACGCAATTGGAGTCCGTTCCAGCTTGACTCACCCTGTCCCGGTGTGCGTATAGTTAAGCCATCAGCACGGGGCAGTCAGCCCCAACAGAAAGGATCACAGCAATGAGCACCATCGCTCAGTACGCCGACTCCCACGACATGCAGCCCTACGAGATCGCCGCCTACCTCAACCTGGGTAGGGACTACCGTGATGACGACATCCTCACCAAGGAGAGTCTCGCCATCCTCAGTGGTGAACCCGACGGCGCGGCTGAGAGCATCGCTGCCAGCCTGAACAACTGGGGTATCGCCTATGATGAGACTAGCGACGGTTTCGGCATTGGTCTCATGGTGATGCCGCCGCCGCCGTCCTGTACGCCATCGCCTGATATCAGGTAGCCCGAATGGTTGCAGCGGGGGTTCGATTCCCCTGCCGGGCGCGACACTAACCCACAACACTAGGAGCATCACCATGGACACCAACAAAGACCGTCTCTCCTATGCGCTTGATTCGGCGATGGATAACCTCGAGTTCGTGCTGGACGCAGCTTCCATTGACTTTGAGGTCACTACCTCACCGAACACGAATCAGTACATCGTATCCTTCGCTGAGGGGGAGCAGTTTGCCTATGTCACCGCCGAACTCTCGTGGGACGGTGAGCCCGCGATTTTCGTAGACATCTATCGCGTGGACGACGATGGTGGCGAGCATTGGGTGTGCGGGGACATGAGTATCGACGCAGCCACCCTATACATTGCCGACGCCTGAACATCAGCGAACCGAAAGGAACGAAACCATGAGCACTGTAGCTGAGCGCGTGCGCCTAGCATTCAACGCGGCCACGGGAGAGAGCAAGCCCGCATCATCCTCATGGGTGGCCGCTAATCCGACTCACTACCTGGAAGTTCGGAACATTCCGGGGGCGCGGCGACGCGAAGCGGTAGCCCAAGTAACGGCATTGGATTCGCTGGGCATCAAGTATCTGGCTGTGCGTAGCCAGGACTGGACCAGTGTCGACGTGATGACTCACCTATTAAACGATGCTGAACGGCGAGTGAAGGCCCTTGTGGCGCTGGCCGACATGCTCGGCTCAAGCAGCTGGCACGTCAGCCCCATTCGGGAACCTCTAACCTGCGGTGGCCTGGCCGCCACCAAGGACGGGAATCAGGTTCGGGTGTATTCGAATGGTGATGTGCGCGGATATGATGACGTTGCAGTGAGGTTTGCTGGGGAAGCATTCGAGGTGGCGCTAGAGCGCATTCAGTCCGCCTAGTCGGGACGGTCGGCCATGCGGCGACATGGCCGCACCGCCTCACCTAGAGGAACCGCGTAGCAGAAACACGGCCCGCCGTTAAATAACGCTTACGCATGTTGCTTGAGAACTACATAGAGATTGAAGGCCATAGGTGGCAGGCACCGCACGCACGGCCTACGCCCCGCGCAGTCGATACAGTCTGCCCACCTATGAGTCACCTAGACCACCCCTCAGTGTTTGTCTACATTCGAGGTTTGCTGTGATCCAATTCTGGTCTAGGTGGCCCATAGGTGAACCGCACGGTGCGGGACCTAAGGGAGGAAGAACCATGGCTGACTATAACGTAAATTCCCAGGAAGAGTGGAACGATCTAGCAGCTAACAGCGGCGCACGTTTTTGCGACACCGTTCACATCTGGGGTGACATTACCGTCGGTGAACAGGAGAACGACCTAGACTTCGTGATCCACTCAGGTGGCTCACTGTCTGCCTCGAGTAGTGTCGACAATTGGTATCGGATTGCTGGTGGGCGGCTCACCATTAGGTGGGACGATTATGTCGCGGGGGTGGTCATGCTGTATGGCGACAGTACGGCAGTTCAATATGTCCACCTCGAGAATTGGGTGAGCGATAATATGCCGACCGTGGCCAAAGCGGACCGCGCGCTACTTGAATTCATTATCGACACTCCCCAGGCTGGACCCACACACTACACGTGGGTAGGTGATGCCCTGGTGCGAGCCGGTGCCCCGGTGTGCACCGCTGACCTACAGTCCTGGGACATTCTTGACGCTCTGTTCCCCGACAGTCCGCATCTCTGGAACGCGGGGAAGTACCTCGCCCGTTTCGGCCGCAAGGGAGGCGCAAGCAAGCGTGTGGAAGACCTGCGCAAGGCCGTCACCTACCTAGAGCGGGCCATCAAGGCGGAGGAACGCCGTGCCAGCTGACGCACCACTCGAGCACCGCCTCATCACGCACGCGGACATGCGACGCATGCCCGACGGCGCCACCGTCTATAACGACCTACACGAGCCATGGGTTAAGCATGGCCCATGGTGGCACCTCGAGGATGGTGACACTCGCCTACTCGGCACCGAACTCAAGCGCCTATCAGCGTGGCTGTACGTGCTCGAGCCATTCACCCCTGCCCGATACATCCGGCAGCACTAACCCCACACACGGAAGGAACACTCACCATGACCACACCCATTAATGCCACCGACGTAGCACACCAGCTGGCCCAAATGTGGCCCCACGCGCGCATGCATGTAGCCCCAACGCCCATGGGTCATACGGTAGTGCTTGGCGCTACCGCAGCGGAACTCACCCCCGATTGGTGGACCGTACGCAAACCGGACCAGCCGGATCGACTCTGGGGGTACGTCGAATGCGATGAAGTCGTCATCGCGGATACGCTCGCCGAAGCGAATGCCTACAACTACCACGACTCTGTTCGTGGGCGTGTCACGGCGTTCGACCAGCGACTCAAGGTGCGCCGGGTTGGTGACGTGCACAGCATCACCACGGCGGAGTCGGAGACCATCACCATCGTCCCGATCGGTGGCCGACTTGCGGTCACTGCCGGTGGCGTGACGCGCGAGGTGGCGACCATGGGGAACGCGATCATGGCTGTTGGTGCCCTGGTGGCGTCGACCAAGTAGTTTCTAGATAGGGGGTTCCCAACAGAATAGGGGGTTCCCAAGAAAGGAAGACAGGTGACAGAACAGCTCACAGTGCACCAGGCACTCAGCAAGGTCATGGAAGCCGTACAGGCAGTAAGGAAGGACAGCAAGAACCAGGCGCAGCGATTCAACTTCCGTGGCATCGACGCGGTAATGAATGCGGTAGGTCCCGCGCTACGCAAGTACGGGGTAGTCATCCTCCCCGAAGAGGTTGATGTACACCGCAGTAACGGGACCACGTCCAGCGGGAAGCAGACAGCCGAGGTAGTCGTCAAGGTCACCTACAGGGTCTACGGCCCGGCGGGCGACAGCATCCACGGGAAGGTAGCGGCCGAGGCTATGGACTTCGGTGACAAGGCGATCGCCAAGGCGATGAGTGTCGCCTACAGGACGTTCCTGTTGCAGGCGCTCACCATCCCCACGGATGAGCCAGACCCCGACGTTGAGACCTTCGAGAGGGGGGTTCCCAACAGAATAGGGGGTTCCCAGCAGAATAGGGCACCTCAGCAGAACACCCCCCTCCCAACGGAACAGGGGGTTCCCAACGGAACAGTAGCCAAACAGTGCGGAACGATCCTCGATGGATTCTGCGCCACCCACCAGCTGGACGGCGACAAGGTTCGTGAGGAGTACTTCGCAGCAGGCGGCAAGGCCGACCCCGACATGCTTAAGGCATGGCTGGCACAGAACTACGGAGCAGGAAAGGTGCAGCCGTGAGCAAGGAGAACGCACTCCGCAGGGCGGCCATCGCGGCGCACATTGCCAAGGTGGCCTCCCAGGAGAAGAAGAAGGCCCTCAAGGAACTTGAGGAGTACATGGCGCCGGGCGACACATCCAAGCCCATGATCGACGGCCTCCAGGTCGGTACGGTGAGCGTCAGCGCACCACAGCCCCGCTACCAGGTGGTAGACGAGAAGGCCCTCGTGGCCTGGCTCGAGTGGAACAAGCCTGACGCCGTACACAAGGTACCCGCCCCATGGTTCGTCGCCACTGCCGCCCTGGATGGGTTCATCAAACAGACCGGGGAGGTCCCCGACGGGGTAGAGGTCGTTCAGGGTGACCCGCGCATCTCGGTGCGAATCTCAACAGCCCAGGAGGAGGCTATCCGCGACCTCATCTCCACAGGCGACATCAGCCTCCTCGAAATCGAGGGTGGGGATGTGTAGAAAGGGGGCTCCCAGGAAAACAGGGCCCTCCCAGGAAACAAGGGAGCTCGTGTACGAGAGGGACGGTTACCGGTGTGCTCGCTGCGGAAGGTATGCCGGTAACGGTCCCATGAGCATCCAGCACAGGAGGGCTCGCGGCATGGGGGGCAGTAAGGCCCCCAACACGAACAGCCCCAGCAACCTTATCCTCCTTTGTGGGGATGGGGTGCGGGGCTGTCACGGGCACATCGAGCAGAACAGGGATGAGGCGCGGCGCACGGGGTTTAACGTGCCCCAGTTCGTAGCCAACCCTGAAAGCATCCCGGTCGCCTACTGGGATGGAAGGACCTACAAGCTCAACGACGAAGGAGGCAGAGAGTGCTTGACATAGGTGAGATCACGTACACATACGCGACCATCACGTGCGACTGGCCCGCATGCAGTAACCGCATCAAATTCACCCCAGGCCCACAGGATGTGCGTCGTGAACGCGCCGACATGTCCACACTGTGCAACCTGGCATCAGATTGGGGTTGGATCATCGATGATGGCCCCCACCCGGAGACAATCTGCCCCTACCACAATCAGAAGGAGATGAAATGAGCACTGACGATAGGGACATCCAGGACCGCCTAGAGCGGATTCGGGCCCGAGTGGACAACTGGGAGCGGGGCGAGGGGTATCGACCTAGCGAATTGCCCCAGGATGCGCCCGTGCATGACGTCATCTTTCTCTTAAAGCGCATCGGCGACCTAGAGGCCGAGGCCCGCGATAAGGGTGTGGGGGCGGAGCGACATAATTCCCCCCTCGAAGAGTGTGAGAGCTCTCGCTCGCGCGAATATACCGGCGACGGCAGCGAACTGCCACCCGGCACCATTGTAATCGACTGCCAGGGCGACTCCTGGCAACGCGGCACCACTTACTGGGTATGTGCCTATGGGCTGCAGGAGGAGCGCCTCGCTAAGGTATGGGGTCCGTACACCATTGCCCACAGCCCCAAGGAGAAGTCATGACCGCTATGCTCACGGTTACGCTACTGATCGCGTTCGCTGCGCTCGTGTACGCAGTCTATAAGGGCGGCCAGTGCGAGGTGCTCGCCATGGAGAATGCGCGACTCCTTACTTCAGCTCAGGGCTGGAGGACGGCTTACGAGAACGTGAGAGATGAGAACCGAGCTGTCACCCATCTAGGTGGTATTCGTGGCGAGGACTCGTAAGAGCGCCAAGGCTGCGGGGGCGCGGTTCGAAAGAGTGGTCGCCGACTACCTCGCCGAGGAGTTGGCTGACGACAGGATCGACCGCGCCCCCAAGGCTGGGGCCAAGGATAAGGGCGACATCGCCAACGTCCGCATGGGCGACCACAAGATCGTCATCGAATGCAAGGATGTGGCACGCATGGACCTGCCGAAGTGGACGCGCGAAGCCCGGGTTGAAGCTGAGAACGCGGGCGCTCTCGTCGGAATCGTTGTCCACAAGCGACACGGAGTTGCCAAACCTGACCAACAATGGGCTACAATGACACTCGGAGACCTCACCAGACTCCTGAAAGGACACCAATAAAAACCATCCCCGGCTACCTCACTAAAGATGAGGCGGCCCACATGCTCGGCGTCACCCGCCGAACACTCGACCGACACATCCAGAAGCGCAAGGTACCCACCTTCCGCTTCCTCGGAAACCCCACCATCCACGTCCTCGAAGAGGACATTAAGAAACTCTTCTCCCCCATCCGAAAGGCAAACTAACCATGGCATGTGACATCACCGTCGAAGGCAATCTCGGAGCCGACCCCGAGGTCAAGTACACGCAGTCAGGGCAGCAGATCACTGAGCTTCGCATTGCCGCCACCGCATCCCGCAAGACCCAGGATGGTTCCTGGGAGGATGATGGCGACCCCCTCTGGGTGACCGCCTCCTTCTGGGGTGAACAGCACGGCCACCTCGCCGACACCCTCAAGAAGGGCGACAAGGTCACCGTGACCGGCCTCCTCATCCAGCGCGGATGGGACGGCAACGACGGCCAGCGACGCACCAGCCTGGAAGTGAAGTTCCCCCGCTTCCGCGGTGTCATCCCTCGCCGCAACAGCCAGAAGCAGACAGGATTCAACGCGCCCAAGGGCGGCCAGCAGGGCGACCCCTGGGCGCAGGCTGGCGCACCATTCTGACGTGCATCTCAAACGCAAGACGACACACCCTCACTCCAGGGGGCAGGTCATCTGCGACGCCTGCTTCACCACAATCAGGCAAGGGCTCATGTACCGGAGGGACGTTTGGAAGGATGGCGCCTACCACTGGTCCCTCCGGTACTGCCCGGACTGCTGGCTCATTCTCGACGATGTTGAAGCCGCAACACAACCCACCTACGGCGGCCCAGACGCAGAACACTACGAGCAATGGGCGGCCACAAACACGGAAATCAGCAAGGCTCAGGCATGGATGATGCGCGCATGGCCCAGCTAGAAAGGCACACATGGTAGACATCAAGCTCCACGGCACCCAGTGGATCGCCCGCATCGAATGCACCCAGTGCGGCATCACCCGCATCGAGCAGGCGCACCCGCGCACCAAGCCGTGGGTGGCAGTCGAATCAACCATCAAGACCACAGCCAGGACCCTCGGCTGGAAAGTCGGGGCCGAGACCGCGACCTGCGGAGCATGCAGGAGGCAGAAGTGACCAAGACGTGGCGATACGTTGACGCGCGCTGCACATGGAAGCCCGTCGCCCGATACCTCACATGGAAGTGGCGACAGCAAGGTTACAGGACAGCATACGTCTCAGTGAGCCCTTGCAAAGCTCTCGTAGGGGCGCTAGACTACAACCATTCCGGTGAGTGACTCCGCTGGATGTGGGATAGGTGAACGGCCCGGGGATTGACCATGAAGTCTCCCCGGGCCGTTGCCATACTCTGGAAAGAAAGACAAGACACCAATGACCCCCCTTGATGAAGCGATCATCGAGAATGACATTCTCCCCGAGGACCAGCGCCTCACCAACGTCGAGCTCGCCGAGAAGTTCAGCACCTCCGAAACGTCCGTCCGACGCCACCGCGCCAAATTGAAGCGCCGCGGCGCCCCCGACCAGGGGCACGACGCATTCTTCAACGACGTCCCCGTGGACGCCATCGTGCAGCGCGGGAAGACGATCCGCCTACCCGACGGTTCCTACGAGAAGATCACGTGGAAGCCGGGCGCCGTCGAGATGGCCGAGGCCAAGTCGTTGTCCTACGACGACCTGGAGCCTGTCTTCCGGGAGCCTCTCCTGCCGAAGCCGGCCCCGATCGTAAAGGACGATGAGGACACCCTTGTGGTCTGCATGGCCGACCTACAAGTAGGAAAAGCTCTTGAAGACTCAACCCCGGTCCTGACGACCGACGGCTGGAAGCGCCACGGGGACCTCCGCCCGGGCATGCACGTCTATGGCCGGGACGGTAAGCCGAAGCGCATCCTTGCAGTGACCGGCTCGACCGAGCAGGACCTCTTCGACGTCACTTTCCCTGAGGGGCGAGTGCTGCGAGCTACTTCGGGGCACCTCTGGAGCGGCCGTCGCCGCATGCACCCTAGGGGGGACACATCCAGGTGGGAGGACCGTGAAATGACTCTTACGACAGCTGAGATCGCGAAGATCACCCGAATGCGGGTCGGTAGGATGCGGCCCTTCAAAGTGTGGGCGCACAGCCCGATCGAGCTGCCTGAGGCTAGCCTCCCCATCGACCCCTACATCCTGGGGTTCTGGCTGGGGGACGGGCGAGCCTCGGGCGGGTGTATCGCCAAGGGAGCCGTGGATCGTGACCACCTGCTCACCCTTGGGCACGAGATCAAGTCCCGGGAGGGCCTGTGCACCGTCGTCGTAGACGGCCTAACCCGGGATCTTCGACTGGCGGGACTGAAGGACAACAAGCACATCCCTGAGGCGTATCTGCAAGCCTCACCTGAGCAGCGCCTCGCGCTCCTTCAAGGGCTCATGGACTCGGACGGGTATTGCAACCCCAAGACAGGGGCCATCGAGTTCAGCAACACGAACAAGGCGATTATCGACGGCGTCCTGGCTCTCCTGCACCTGGAGGGGGCTACCCCCAAGGTAACGACAGCAATCGGGCACTACGGCGAGGTCCAGTGCAAGCGGCATTGGCGCATCCAGTTCCGGGCAGACCGGCCGATGTTCCGGCTCCCTAGGAAGGCCGCCAATCAGCGCCCGTCTACGGAGCGTCGGGACCATCGCCTGTCCGTGATCGACGTGGTGCCTGCTGGGCGAGGCATGGCTCAGTGCATCACCGTCGAGGGCGGCGAGTACCTGGCTGGCCGCGAGTTGACGCTCACTCACAACTGCGGCAGTGGCGGCGGCACAGAGGATACGGTTCGGCTCGTGCGCCGCACAATCGCGGACATCGCGAACGACATTCGCTTCAGGGACCCATACAAGCGCATCATCCTCGCCGACGTGGGTGACTCCACTGAGGGGTTCTGGAATGTAGCCAGCCAGGCGCAGACCAACGATCTCTCCCTCACCGACCAGATCAGGGTCGTGCAGCGCCTCTACGCTGAAGCCCTCCAAGCCCTCGCCCCCCTCTGCTCCTCCCTCTACTACGTGTCCGTCCCATCCAACCACTGCGCCGTCCGCACCGGGCAGGGGAAGAACAGTCGCGCCAACGCCCCCGATGACGACTTCGGCATCATGATCTCCAAGAACATCGAGGACATCATCGCCGGGCGCCCCGGCTACGAGCACGTCACCTTCCACCGTCCCGAGAAATGGGAGGAGGCCGTCACCGTGGATGCCGCCGACGGGACCCGCATTGGCTTCACACACGGCCATCTGGCGGGCCAACAGTCGAAGGTGCCATCATGGTTCAGGGACCTCGCGTTCGGGCGCCGTAGTGGCCTCTACGATGCCCGAATCCTGGTGCACGGGCACTGGCACAACTTCGCCGTCAGTCAGGCTGGGGATGCTCGCTGGATCATCTCCTGCCCGTCGGCCGATCGCGGGAGCGACTGGTGGACGAACCTGTCCGGCGACTCGACCCGGCCCGCTATCCTCACCTTCGAGGCCCAGGGAGGAAACGCCTCATCCTGGGAACTCTACTCATAGAAAGGAGGTGAGTATGCGCTGGTATTGGGATGCCACACTCGGCAAGGCCCTGAGTGGCTGGAACTGGAAGCTGCATCACCTCTGGTGAGATAGCACAAAGCCCCCGCTTGTAATCGACGTGATACAAGCGGGGGCCTTGTTCTACCCTCAGGCGACCTTGCGGATCACGAGGTCGTGGACGTAGAGAGTCGGGATCGGCGCCTCCAGCCAGATGCCCCAGGTGTCGCCGACATTCGGGTCCACCTGCAACGGCTCGATGTCAAGCTCCAAGACCTGACGCTCGCCCTTAACGACCTCCAGGATTGCGATCTTCGCGCCCTGGTCGGCCTGGGCTGGGTGCCCTTCCTCCTGGAAGCGGCGCACCGTGTACAGGTTCGCCTGCCCCGTCTCCTCGCCAAAGTTCCCGCCCGGGAACGAGTAGCGGAGGGTCATGTGCCACTTCCCGGCCGAGGGGCGCAGCTGCTCGAGTCCAGTGGAGAGAATCTGGTGCTGGAAGTCCAGTCGCACCCCGTCCCCGGTCTCGGCGGCGTTGATCTTCGGCCACTCACTGATCGGGGGGAACAGGCCGGGGTTCGTCGAAATGGGAGACTCCGGCCGAACGACGATCGTCCCTAGGGGAGTGTCTGCCGGAACCGGCTCGCCCTTATCCAGTCGCAGCACGCGAGGGGATACCGCCAGGTTACGGGCGAGCTGCTGCGTCAGCTCCTCAGCGTGCTCAGCGATACGCTTCGTTGCCTCCCCATCGGCCTTCGTCTGCTCCGCCGCCGATCGAGTGGCACGGATGCTGTCACCCATTGCGGCCACCTGCGCCTTCGTGGCGTAGGCGGCATCGGCGGCCTCCTTCGTGAGCGCCTTACCTGCAACCACCTTGGCCTCCACGGCATCCGCTGCGGCCTTACCGGCTACCGTGCGAACCTGCTCAACCTTCACGTTGACGGCATCGACGTCAGCCTTCGTTGCCTTCCCGGCCAGCTCCTCCTTCGTGGCCAGCTTGGAGGTGTCAACCTTGGGGGGCACGTCGTTGACCTTCACCCCCGACGTCCCGATATTGATGGTCACCTGCGACGGCAGGCACTGCCCCTGATTCTCCTCTGACATGCGTCTCCTTACGCCTGGAACTCGATACTTGCGGGCACCTCACGGGCGCCATCCCACACTGTGATCGTGGCGACCCCCTCACGTGCCCCATCCCACACGGTCACGGGCTGCGCCTTGGTGGGCGTCTCATAGATCTTCAAGGACGAGATTGCCACACTGCCAGAATTAGCCGGGACACCGATCGACGGCAGCCACCTGGGGGCCGTGCTCGCGGGGAGCTCAACCTCCGCCACCACCTTCGTCTGCCCCTGTGGGAGCGCGACATTAGCGATATCGAACGGGCCGTTGATCTTGACCTTGCTGTCGTTGAACCAGTTCACGCGCAGGTCAATGCTGGCGGCTGCGGCATCCTGGTAGTCGACCTCGAAGGTGAACCTGCGAGACCCCGCAGGCATGGCTGCACTGTCGTAGGGTGTGGTAGACGCCCCTGCAGGGAGGGTCGCCCCGTCACCCTGCCGGGAGCCCTTACTGCGCCACCACGCCCCCAGAACGGGGAAGATGCTATCTGCCATTATGCGTCCTTCCTGACGATGATCGTACCCGCCGGAGTGCCGGCCGGGATAGCCTCACGCTTACCAAGCGAAAGCACCTTAGGTCGCGTACGCAATTCCTCCACCTCAAGCTTAAGCGGCAGATAGCCCTTAAGCCACGGCACCACGAGCTCGAGGACGTGCTGCGACGGCGGGTTCGCGTAGGGGTTACCCACGGGAGCCCACTGGCCACCCTGCTGCGGATCCTCGCGCAGCTGCCCGTCCGTGATGTACAGGTGGGCGATGCCAAGCTTGTCGGCCTTGTCGAACACGCTCTTGTAGTTCTCGGAGGTGACGCCGTGGACGACGGCCCACCAGCGGGTGGAGGGGTACTGCTTCATGTGGTCAGGGAGGATCGGGGTGCCAGGGTCCTCCACTAGGAATGCGGCGGCATCCTTCTCGAACATCATACAGACATCGAAGTCGAGCTTGCACATGTCCTCGGAGATGTTCGACCCCGAGTTGATGACGATGAGGAACTCCTTGCCATAGTTGGCCCTGATCTTGTCGATGAGGGACTTGTAGGCGGGGATGCGGCCAGCCTGGGTGCCCCAGCCGTTGATGGCTTCGTCGAGGAAGACGCCCTGGCAGACGTCCCCGTACTGGGTTTTGGCCTTCTCGATCTGGGAGAGGATGTACGTCTCCGTGTACTTGTCGACGTCCGGGATGTTCGCGCGCCCCGGGTCACCAGCCGGGAGCGTAGCAGCCAGGTACTGAGTCTTCACGTAGAAGACCGCGCGCTTCGCACCAGCCGCGAGCGCAAGCTCAGCCTGCTTCTTGAAGTCGACGTTGAACTCATCCCAGTTGCCGCTGTTACGGTTCAGGATGACGATACCGAGGGAGCCCGCGAACTTAAGGATGCTGGCCCACTTCGAGGTCTTGCCGGGCTTGCCGTCCTCGTAGTAGTCGGGCCAGAAGTAGGTCACGGGCGAGTAGTAGCGCTCACCTGGCTTGAATGGGGTGATGGTCTTGCTGAGCACGTCGACTCGACGGGTGACGGCGTTGACGTCCTCGAGGCTAGCCCGCTGGGCGAGTTCGCGCTCGAAGTTCTGCTGCTGCACGAAGGTGATGTAGGCGTCATCTCGGGTCAGGTAGGAGGACAGGTCCACGTGCCCGCCAGCCTGCGCCTGGCTCAGCTCCGCCTTCGTCGCGTAGGTAGAAGCGGCCTCAGCCTTCGGGAGAGCCGCATCAGCGATGGCCCGGGCGTTGCGGATACTGTCACCCATGGCCGCAACCTGAACCTTGGTGGAGTACGTGTTGGCCGCAGTGGAGGCGGTGAGGTAGTCGGAGAGCTCCGCCTTGGTCGCATACTTACCGTCAGCGGCGGAAGTGGTGGTGTACTGGGTGAGGTCGGTCTTGCGGGCGTACTTGCCGTCAGCATCACTGGAGGTGATGAACCGGGAAGTGTCAGGGACGGTCGGGATCGCTCCGCGCACCTCCTCGAGGGCGGCCTTGGTCGCGTAGGTGGAGGCGGCCTCAGTCTTCGGGAGGGCCAGGTTAGCGACACTCCTGACGCCCTCGATCTTCGCTGTTAGCGTGTCGTCAGCCTGACGCATCTCCGTCTTCGTGGCGAAACCAGACAAGTCGGGTGCAGCCTGTCCACCGCCGCCCAGCTGTGCCTGAGCTAGGGCCGCCTTGGTTGCATACGTGGAGGCGGCATCCTCCGCCTTGAGGTAGCCGCCGAGCGACTCCTTGGTGGCGTAGGTGTCAGCCACGGCCTTGCTGGTGGCGTACTGGGTGAGCTCCGCCTTCGTGGCGGCCGTGGTGGACATGGAGTCGATGCGCTCGCCGAGCTTCCGCTCCGACGCCAGCGCCTCCTCCTTCGTGGCATACGTGGAGGCGGCCTCCGCCTTAGGGAGGGCGCCGTCAGCGGTGGCCTTCACCGCCTCAATACGTGAAGACAGGGAGTCGTCCCCGCGAGTCACCTCCTCCTTCGTCGCCAGTGCAGACACGTCAGGAGTGCGCCCCTCAGTCGCCTTACGTAACTGCTCCAGCTCTACCTTAGTGGCGAAGGTCCGGTCAGCCTTCTCTGTGCTATACCACGTCAGATTAGTCATTCGTCCTCCATGTGAGTACTCCATCCCCGACCTCGATGACGTCGGGGGCGTTGATTGCTTCCAGGGTCCCATCGCCAATGTCTCGGACGCGTCGCCCGTCACGGTCGGACGGGTCCTCCACGGCGCGGCCGGAGAAGATGTCTACGAGGTCAACCTCAGTGCCTGCGATGATGCGGGCGTTAATGCAGCGCGTCAGGCCAGCGTCGCCGGGGATATTGACGCACACCCGGTAGTTGCACTCCTTGTCGGGGAGCGAAAATGGGGCAGCAATATGCAGGCCAGGATTACCAGCATGATCAACCATGACGCCATCAGGGCGTAGCCTACCGGCCGCATAGTGCGCAATGAGGGCGTTGGTGGAGTCCACCTCGACGCCCTTGTACTGGGGTAGGGGAGTGAACTCGACACTCCCCATGCGGCCTAGCCCCTCGGGGCCGACCACCTTACCTGTGATGCGCGCATACCCCTGGGTCATGAGCTCCCCCGACGCCGAGTCGTTACAACCTTCACTCTATCAATACGATCATGCAGGCTGGATACCTCGTCGTAAAGATGAGCTCTGTCAGTGCGGGCATCATTCCTGACCCCCTCAACCTGCCCCTCCAAACTCTGAAGCCTGTGGGACTGCTCACTAACACTGTCCCTGAGTGCCCCCACAACCTCAGTGAGGGCATCCATCTTAGAAGTCAGGTCATCGAAGCGCATATCCAGGTCGTCTCGCAGGTTCGTGGAGTGGTTGTTATGCACCCCCTCGGATGCAGATTCGGCAGCGTCAGCGGCACGCGCGACATGAACACTCATGCGTTCAAAGCGCTCATCGTTGCGTTCCTGCTGCCTCTTAATCCTACTTGCGAGACGGGCGACCAGTGCAGCCAGCAGGGCGACTGTAGCCGCAATGAGATCAGAAGATGTGAGGATTTGCCCTATCGGCAAGACGCTCTCTACTGGCTGCATGGTCACTCAGCCTGCGTGACGAGGAGTGTACTCGACGGGGGCAGTGGCGATAGCCTTGTCGGTCTCCTTCGCGTCAGCAACGGAGGTCAGGACACTGGCCAGGACGGCGGTCGCAGCGATACCGAGAGCGCCCTTCCAGTCAATGTCGAGAATGCCGACACCCACAACGAACGTGGCTAGCAGGGACTGGGCGAAGGTCTTCACGGCGCGGTCGAAGACGCCAGACCAGAATGAGGCGCGAGCGTAAATGCTCATGCACTCACCCCTTTCGGAAACAACTAGGGGGCAGGACTTCCGCCCCACCCCCTAGTTTACATTGCGTCAAACGAGGTCACATAAGCCGGAAGCTTCCCGACCGGGAACGGTTCAGGGCCTCCTGGAGCGCCGCCCAGGTCGCCTCACCGGGCTCCCCGTCCACGTAGTCACCGAAGGACCAACCGTCAGCGAACCGGTTCCACATGTCCGGCGCGACTGGCTTCACCCAGCACCACGCCCAGTACTGGAAGACCCTCACGCAATGGGAGTCCCAGCCACGGTCCTCGGCCAGCTTCCCTGATCCAGTGAGCATCTTCTGGGAGTGCTCAGGTACGGTCTTGTTGAGGTAGCGACGGAGGTTGGCGACGGCATACAGCTCGTTGTAGCCGGGCGCGAAGACCTCGATTAGGCGCTGCACCGTGGCAGGCCCATACTCGCCATCCACCTCGAGAGCCCCAGCCGTAGCGACGGGGGTTGGGGCGCCGGAGATGACCTGGCCACCGCCGATCATGCGATCCCAGGTGGCCCGGTCGCGAAGCCGGTTCAGGTCGAGGTTTCCGTTGTAGCCGGGCAGGCGGCCGTCCTCCGTGTACTGGTGAATCAGCGGGGAACCCCAGTACGAGACCGACGGGACGGCCGGGTCGCTGTAGGAGGCGCCGTAGTCCGAGTAGTCGGGGCCGCCCGCGTACCAGAGGGGGTACTCGCGGGCCACGGCCGACCAGTCGTAGCTATTCACGGCACTGCCGTTCATGTAGATGCCGGGCGTGGAGCCGGTCATCCCCTTCACGGCATCGAGGAAGGTCTTCGCCCAGCCAGGCCCCTGCTCGACCGCGTTCGCCTCCCAGTCGAGCCAGAGAGTGGCCTTACCAAGGTAACCGCGCACAGCATCCACGAAGTAGCGAGCCTGTTCCTGAGCATCCCCAGGGCGGGCGAAGTGGTAGAAGCCGAGCCGCTTCGAGGCCCCGAGGGTGGAGTTGGCCTGCGAACCCATGTACGGGTTCACATAGCCATTGTCTTCAGTCGCTTTCACGATCACGAAGTCAGCCCACAGGGCGGCCACGTTCAGGCCAGACTGGTGGCTGGAGATGTCGATACCGTGCGCGTGCGCCGGGCCAGCAGGGGCGGCCGTAGACGCTGGTGCAGGCTTCGCCTGGGCGGCCTGCCCCTTGCGGAACTCGGGCCACTGCGACAGGAACTTCCCCTCGTCGAAACGATGGCAGCTGGTCCACGCCCCAGACTGGGTGTGCGGATGACTGGAGTAGCGGACGGTACGCGTCTCCCCCCCGGTCTGGTCGCCGAGGTAGCCGTCGATGCTCCCATCCTCAGCGATCCAAGCCTCAGAAACGAGAGGGTCGCCGCCATCCTCAACGGCGATGACCACGTGGCCCCGTCCACCCTCGTTCGCAGCGGAGAGGATCACGTCGCCGACACGGAACCCGCCAGCGGGAGTGAGGTCCGAGTCATTCCACGGGACCTCATTGAAGCCGCGAGCCTCCAGGCCAGGGCGCATATTGCCCGTCCAATGGTCATTAATCTCAGGCAGGGCGGCATGACCCCAGGCGGCACCGTAGGTGTCGTGGATGCCATAGCAGATCGCCCCACACACGAGACTGGAGCAGTCAGCGTTCTGCGGCGAGGAGACGCGCCCCTCCCAGTTAGCGTTGGCGTACCAGGTGCGACGATCGGGCTGCGAGTACCCGACGTTCTCCTGATCGCAGATTCGGCGGGCGATACGCGCCGCCACAGACTGAACCGTCACTTACTCTCCTTCATCTTGTTCTCGAGGTCAATCACCCTCGCTTCGGCGATCACCGCGCGCTTCGTGAGCGCAGCAACCTCCAGTGTCAATGCGTCAATCACAGCGAGTGCGTCTACCTGACTACTCTGCGGTTCCATCGGCGTCTCTCCAATCTGCTGGTTTAGGGGCAGGACCATAGTACGTGCCCGGCAGAGTCATGTCATCCTCTGAGGCCGGATCATCCTCGCCGGGGGCCCCGCCTCCGTTGAGGTCTGGTGGCAGACTCCATCTGGACATCCTGGAGTGGTCATGGAGTACCGGCTCGCCGGCTGTGTCCACGTCTCCAAAGTCGACCATGCGGGCGCCCTTGACCAGGACGTCCACAGCTGCGCCAGGATCGCCGGAGACGCGGACCACCCACTCGTCGGGATTGGACCTGTCCAGCGCCGCGGAGGCGGTGCCCGAGGCGAAGACGACCCAGGGAGCCTTGGGCGAGGCGATCCGAGGCACATAGTCCGGGAGCGCCCACGAGGCGTGACCGCCCTCGTCGAGCGTGAGGTTCTCCCAGTACTCGATGCCGTCGTAGGGGGACTCGGTACAGGAGTGAGACAGCCACATGCCCCTCTCCTTGGTCAGCCTCGGGACCGGCATGATGAACTTCTTGTTGCCGGTCATCTGGATGCCGGAGTTATCCAGGTAGATGTGGGGGTTGAGTCTCCAAGCGACCTCCAATCCATTGGAGGTCGCCCACATTCCGGTGTTCTTGTTCCCCAGCGTGGCGAAGCTTAGGAAGTCCCGCCCCAAGCCTAAGTAGGCGAAGTTGTTGTCGTTTGCCTTCCGGTAGGAGATACCGGAATCATTGAAGGTGAATGACGCGGCGTTGATTTTGGATGAGAAGCCGTACTTGCTGATAGCCAGCGACCCCCAGTTGCCATTAGGTCCGACAGTGATCGACACCTGCTGAGTGCCCAGAATGAGGGACGGCCTGGATTTGGCACCCTTCCTGGCGGCCGACTGAAGAGTGATCGAGGGCTCGCCAGTATTGGCGTCCTTCTGAATGAAGAGTGCGCCATCTTCCCAGTCATCCTCCAGGGAGTTGAACGCCAGGCCGCAGCCAATCTTCGCCCCAGACTTAGCAGTATCAGTGCCTGTCTGCGCCCACACGATGTCATTGAACCAGACCTTCGACCACGAGTCTTGGCGTCCGATACTGCCGCTGATGGTGACTTCACCCGTGCTGGCGTTAATGTCGAGCGACTTCCATCCAGCGGCGGAGTAGACGCGCATGCCGTTATTGTCGATCTTCAGGCCGCGATTGTTCTGACGATCGGTCTGAATGGATGCGCCCGTGATGACCTGGCCGTCAATGGCCCCTGCACGCAGATTGTCCGCAGTCACCGAGTTGGCGTCAAGCATCCCCGCCTTGATCTTCTCGAACTCGCCACTGCGGGCGTTAATGATGCGAGTCCACACATGCTTCGCCGTGAGGTCGACGAACGACGCGTTACCCGTGACGGTCAGCTGGTCTGTGGTGAGCTGGAGGAACTTGCCGATATCACCAGCGATCCGCCTAGCGGCGAGGTCATTGATGGCCGCGGAGCCAGCAGTCAGTCGCCCCACATCCAGGTTACTGATCTGCTCGCCGGAGACGCGGGCGCGTTCCCAGTCGGAGCCGTTCCACTTCCACTCCGCAACGATGTCTAGCGTGGAGGGGTCCTGTATGCGGGCCGTGTCGCCGTAGGTCTCCCCGGGGAAGTCGGGCTTGTCTGTGGAGTTGCCCTTCTGGTAGAAGACCTTCCCGAAGGTGGTGCGCATCCTGCGGATAGACGCTTCGATCGTGGACTGCGCCAGTGAGGCGGCGGCCTTCTGGAAGGGGTTGTCGGACTCTACCCACTCCCAGCCCTTGTGGGAGTGGACGGTCGTGTTCCCGTCGGCGGAGCGGTCATAGGCCGGGAAGGAGGTCTCTGCGGGGAACGTGGCCGGCCCGGGCCACTGAATGTACTCATCCTTGATCTCAGCCACGATTCACCTCACTTCGCGCGGATAATCATGGATGCGACGGAGCCGCGGGGGCGGATGGGGAATGGCTGGCCACCTCCGACGTTCTTTGCGTAGGGGCGACGATCGGCCACTGTTGCGCCTGTGGACATGGCGTAGGTGTAGCCGTTGCCGGAGGCGTCATTCCACCCAATGTCGGTATTCGCTTTACCGGCGCGCCAGTTCGAGTTCTGGTTGTTGGAGTCCACGATGTCATGGCCGTGCGACGGCATCTCGTTCACGGTGAGCGTGTGGTGGGTCTCGCCGACGGTCGAGCCAGTGACAAGCGCATCCGTGCCCCCCTGACCATAGATGACCTTCCCCTTGAGGTCCGGGACATTGAACGTGGTCGACCCATTACCACTACCGGCAACGGTCCCAATCGTGTCGAACAATGCCTTGTACTCGGTGCGGCTCACCTCCTGCCCGTAGCACAAGAGCCAGTTCTTCGGCGGCCGGGACCCATAGAAGGGGAGTACCGCTCCAATGGGGACAATCGCATCCACGATAGACAGGTAGGAGTTGTTGACGCTCTGGAGTGCCCCGCGAGCCACGCCCGCGGACTCAGACGCCCTCTCCGCCTCCAACTGCGCAGAGGTGATACCATCCTCCATCTTTGTGAGTTTCTCCGCCGTAATGGGCGTGCGCCCATCCGGGCCATCCTTCCAGACATTCCCCCAGTATGGCATATCAGTCTCCCTTCTTCCTTAACGTGAACACACGAGCATCCGGGGACACCCACTGCGACTTGTCGACCACGCCCTTGTCTGGCGGGTACGGACCTGTCTCCACCAAGGATACCGCAACCTGCGTCATGGCCTCGGAGAGCTTCTGAGTCTCCTTCAGGGCCTCGGCTCGGGCGGCGCGCTGAAGCACGTCACTGGCTGCGATCTTCTCTTCGACCGATCGGACGATCGCGTTCGTGTCAATGGACTGCTCGAGAGTGATGGTCGCCTTGGGGCCCCACTCGGACTTGTTGCCTGCCCGGTCGTAGGCGCGCAGGCACACCTCGTAGTCCCTGATCTCCAGGCCCGCAATGGAGGTGCGCTGCATGGGGGTAATCATGTCCGCGAACTTCGCCGGTGGGCGCCCAGGGTGCTGCACTGACACCTCAACGCCAGCGAAGTCGGCAGGCATGTTCTGCCCGTTCTGGCCCGTGTAGTCCCACCACACCTGGAGCACGCCGAGAGACTGCGACAGGACCGGGAGAGAAGGGACTGGCGGCGGCTCCCTGTCGGACTCGGTAGTCAAGATCAACGGCTGCGACCAAGCGCCAGTGGCGTTAGCGCTCTGAGCTCGCACAGAGAACCGGTACTCCGTCCCCGGGAGCAGGGGGCCCACGGTGGCCTTCGTCGTGTCGGCTCCGCGTACAACCATGGAACCCGCGACACTTGTCCCGAACATAGACAGTTGCCATGCGATCTCATAGGAGACCACATCGACAGCGTTGCCGAGGGTGTCGGTCTCGACGCGCCCCCACTGGAGGTCAACGAGGGCGCGCACCCACCCCTCCGAGTTGGTGACGGCGCGACTAGAGCCGACCAACCCCTGCGGAGGGAGCGGCCAATACTTGGACGCCGGAGTCGAGGGGCGCACACCGCTACCCGACGTGGAGGCGAGACCCACGATGCCCTTCGTGCGCTTCGTCAGGCGCCCCAGGAGGCTATCCAGGACGGTCCCGAAGGTGGTGTGGCCGACGACCATGCCGTCCTTCTGGGTGACGCTGATCTGGGCGACCTGGAGGCGCTCCATGCCCTCGGCGCGCTCCACCATGATCCAGTCGCCGAGCCGGTAGTCCACCCACGGGAGGAGGTGCACGTCGGTGGCGGCCCACTCGCGCTTGATCTCCTCGCTGACGTGCGCGCCGGACTTGAGGGTGGCCTCGGCGACCAGGCGGGCCGTGGCCTCCAGCTCCACGCCACCAGCCTCCACGACCTTCTCAACACGGCGCATGCCACGGGGGGCCAGGTCGTTGTGGATGAGCCAGGTCCTCCCGGCCTCGCCCTTCACAAGGACGTCGGTGCACATGTCCGCCCAGGTAGCTACCTCTGGCGCACCAGTGAGGGTGGTTGCGAGGGGCCAGCGCTTCGAGGCGGTGAGGTCCCTTGCCTGTGTAGTGTCTGCGTTGTAGAGCTTCAGGGTGCGGCCCTGCCACACCGTGTCAATCATGCCGAGGTCGCGGAGGGAGTCGACGATCTGGAGGAGACTGATCGTGGGGTCGAAGTAGAGGGTGACGATCTTCGCCCAGTCCTGATTGGCTGAGTCCTTCACGGTATTGGCGTCCAGGGTGAGGCCAGCGCCCCAGCCGCGCTTGACGGCATTCTGCCAGACTGTGCCGATGATTACCCCCGCGTTGCGGGACAGGAACTTGAACTTGCCGTCCTTGTCCTTCGACTCGACAGGGACGGACCAGACGAGCGCCTCCTTCAGGTAGTCGCTGACGTGAATGGCCTGCACCTTGCGGGAGTCAGTGCCGTCGGAGACGAGGTTGTGCTCAGTCTTCTGGGTGATGAACCGGGCGTCGGGAAGCTCTTCCCAGTCCGCGCCGTTGAAGGTGGCCTCCACAGCCACCTCAACCTCACGTTCGAGGACGCCACCCCGGATGGCGTTAGGGCCTGGGGCATAGGACATAGACAGGGTGGGGGTCTTCCCCCTGGGGGTAGTGACCGTCATCTCCAGAATGTCGGGGACGACACCGATCCTGGCGCCCTGCACCTCGTAGGCGACGGCGCGCAGCTGCATGCCGGGGAAGTAGTCACGGCGCATCAGTAGGCCCTCCTCGCCTGGATAGCCCCCGTGGCCCCGGTGACCTGGAGGACGATCTTGCCCTCATGGTTGGGGGTGAGCTGCAGCCCCTCGGGAGACATGCTGATCTCAGCGGACGCATTAAACGCCCCCTGTAGCGGGTACCAGCGCTCGGACACCTGCCTCCAGGCGGAGTACTTGCCGACATCGACAAGTAGCCTCTGGTCGGACTCCATGGTGCCCCGCCAGGTGAGGCTGGTGCCGGAAGTTACGTCCTTGATGGTGACCGTGTTGGCGGTCGGCTTGAGCTTCAGGATGGCGTCAGAGATGGGGGCCGCACCCCCAGCGAGTCGAGACAGGTCATCCAGCTGGGTCTCGATGGTCGCGGTGTCACGCCAGACACCCTCAACGGCCTCAAAGACGACCGTCGTGTCGATGACCCACTCCCCATACCGCCACGACGGCTGGGACACGCTCACGAGCCGCACAAGCGCCTCCCTGGGGCTAACGCCAGCCGGGTGGTGCTGCAGGGTGGCCAGCTTGTTTGAGGCCCGCAGGCGAGCCATGAGGGCCTGGAAGTTGCGGTCCAGGTCCGCCCGGTCCGCGCCCTCCACCATGAACGCCACGGTCACCTTGAATGTGCCGACCTTCAGGCCCGCCCCGTCAATGATGCCACTACGGAACGGGACGTCCGTGGACTCCAGGCGCGGAGAAGGGACCGCAGGGAGGAGGGTCCCCTCCATAACGCGCCACTTCCCAGGCTGGTCCAGGTCGACGCCGTTCAGGCTGTACTCGCTACTCATGCCACCATCCTAGATGCTCGCGGCGAGGCGGATGCCATCGGCCACGTCGTCTCGGGTCTTCGAGTCGCGCTGCGCCTGTGGGTAGTTGTTCACGATCGTCACCGAGCCGCCCGGACGCCGCTCCTGGCCGGCCTGGAGGGTGGAGTTGGCGATCGCGTTAAGACGATCCTTGGAGGGCTTCGTCTTCTCGAACGAGGTAGACACGGACGCCGCAATATGCGGGGCCACGTCCTTCTGGAGGTCCTCCGTGAACCCCTGGAGTGACTTGCGCACAGCCCCATACTGGGACTCGAGTCCGTTGATGAAGCCCTGCATAACCAGCTGACCAGCGTCCTTCAGGATCACGCGGTCAACGGGAGCTGGCCCCTTCCATGACGGGAGATACGAAGTCAGTGACGAGAGCTTGTTCTGTACTGCCGAGAACATGGAGCTGAGGCCGTTAATGAAGCCCTGAATGACATTCCTGCCTGCACTCCACAGCCAGGACCCGGCACCGGCGAAGACGTTCCTGATGCTGTTGGGAATGTTGCGCACAGTGTTCAGCATGCTATTCGTCCACGACACCACTGTGCTCACAATCCCGCTCCACATGGAGGATGTGATGCTCATGACAGCCGACCAGCCATTGCTGATGATGCTGCGGACCCAGTTGATGGCACTGGATACCGTGGAGGCGATCGAGTTCCACACGCCCTTGATGGTGTTCCACACGGAGTTCCAAGCCGTGGAGGACATCGACATGATCTGGTTTCCGAAGATACCGAACTGACCCTTGATGAGGTTCCAGATACCCTCACCGATCGTCTTAATGCCATTCCAGGCCCCAGACCAGTCACCCTTGATGACAGCAAGGACAGTCTGGAGGACACCCTTGATGATCTGGATGGCGCCCGTCACCGTGGACATGATCCCATTCCATGACGCCATCACCAGGGGCATGAGCCACTGCATGACCTTCCCCACCAGCTGGATCGCCGGGATCAGGGCGGACGCCAACTGCTGAACCAAGGCGACGATCGGCGGCAGAATCTGCGGCAGGTACTCGGAGATGATCGGAGCCAGCTGGGCGATGATCTCAGAGATCACCGGCACCAGCGCCTGGATCACCGGGAGTAGGGCGGCACCCAACTGCTCAATCACCGGGACGAGGATCGGCACCAACTGCTGGAAGATCGGAGCCAACCCCTCCACCAGCTGCGCCACCAGGGGCGCGATAGCCTCAAGGAGAGTGCCTGCGACAGTGGCGATCGCCCCGAACGCCTCACCCAGTGCGGGCATGGCCGGAGCGAGCGCCTGCACAGCCACCAGGAGGCTGTTGAAGAAGTTCGCCAGCCCATCCTGGAACGCCGGATTCTCGAGAGCTGTAGCGAGCCCAGTGAGTGCCGTGCGGAGCGTCTCACCAATCAGGGGAAGCACCACGCCAAGGGTCGGCTCGAGGGATACGAACGCCTCACCGAGCTTACCGACCCCCTGGAACGCCGAGCTAGCGGCCCGCCCCATGGAGGAGAACAGGTTCGTGAGAGTCGCCTGGAACAGGGGGCCATTCACGGCCTTGTTCGCCTTATCCAGTGCGTCAGCAATGGAGTCAATGGGGGCAGACCCCTTCGCCATGGCAGTGAACAGGCCCCCGATGATCCCACCAAGGTCGACCGTGATGTCCTTCAGGGTCCCGAACGCCTTGGCAGCGCGACGGATCGACGCCTCCATCTGGCCGGACGCGGCCGCTTTAGCGGCCCACTGCTCGAACGACGCAGCCAGACTGTTCGCCCACTGGGCGATACTGGGGAGAAACTTCGCCCCCACCTCACCCATGGTGAGGATGCCGTTCGTGAACGAGGCCGCCCCCGTAGAGCCGATCGCCAGGGCCTGAGACAGGTAGGTGAGAGACTGCTGGAAGCCAGCAATGTGCCCACCGGCCGCCCCGGCGATGGCGGCTGTCATGGACCCCAGGTTAGAGGCGATCGACTGGAGCGCGGGCGACAGTTCCTGGATGGCGACGTTAGCGAAGTCGCGGATCGGCTGGGCCGCCTGCTCCCAGTAGGCGCCCGAGATTTGAGTCTGGAGGTTCTGGAACGACGGCCCCAGGTCCTCGAGGACAGTCTTCGCGTCCTTGAGGGCCGCAATCAGGACACCCGCCCCAGCGGCGGCAGCGCCGAAGATACCCGGCAGCGCCAGCAAGGCCGGAGTGGACTTAGCGAGCCCCACAGCCAAGGACGAGAACACGCCCAAGCCGGAACCGACCACCGAGATCGCACTACCAATCAAGGTCGATACGGCACCCATCTTCACGGCGGCCGTATCCAGGTTCCGCAGGAAGTCGTTCAGGTTCCTGCCGATCGACTCGAACACGTTGCCGCCAGCGAGGGCCTTCAGCTGGGCCGCCACCCGCACCATGGACGCCTTACCGAGGCGCACGTTAATGTCCACCCACCGGGAGCGGGTGAGGCGCCTCAGGTCGAAGCGGGCCTTACCGTCATCGAGGTCAGCGTTGACGGTGACCTTACCGTCGAGCTTGTTCAGCTCGTGCTTGATCTTCTTCTTCTGCTCCTCGGAAAGCTTTGCGTGCACATCCACGTCAGCCTTGAGGGCCTCGATGCGCTTCCGCAGTTCCGCAGTGGCGCCAGTATCAAGCTTCACGCCGACAGGCACGTCAGCCTTCAGCTTGTTCAGGCGGGCCTGGAACTGGCGGAACGACCTCTCGTTCACTGTCAAGCCGGCCTTAACGTCACCGGCGGCCCGCTCAACATCCCTCCGCAACTTAGCGATGTCGCCAGGGCGCGTAGAAAGGTTAACCGATGTGCGAATGTTGTCGAGCTTCTCCTGAAGCTTCTTCTTCTGCTCCTCCGACAGGTCCGCGTTAACCTGAATCTCAGACTTGATGTGCTGAATCTTCTTACGAAGAGCCTCCAGCTGACCCGACTTAAGGTCCACCTCAGCCTTGAAGCGGATGTCAGACTTCGCGGCCTCCTCGCGGGCCTTCTTAAGGGACTCCTTGTCGAGCTTCACCTCCGCATTGAAGGCGATATCAAGGTCCTTGACCTGCTTCTGGATTCGCTTCAGGTCGCGGCGAAGCTTCTTTGCGAAGTCAGAAAGGTCAGGGACGACCTTGACGGAAAGCTTACCAACTGTCCCCTTACCGGCCATCCCTAACCTTCCTCACCCCAATGCAGCAAACAGGGCCGCAACCCCAGCCGTGTCACTCGATGATACCACCGACCCCGAATTACCCTTCGTGGGCCTTGGCATCATCTCCGAGTCCTTCAGTGACGCCTTATTGGTGGCGGACGCCTTAATCAGTAGCGCCAGCCTATCCAGGGCCTCATTCAACCTCTCCGAGTCATGTGAGTACCCGAACCACTGATCTCCACCCAGCTCGTTCGCCCTATACATGCTCCAGGGCTCATGCGGTAGGCGCTCAAGAAGCTGACTTACGAGAGACACCCGGTAATCGCCGTGAACGTCAATCCGGTACAGCGCCCAGAAGTCCGCCGCCGCCGCCGGGTGCCTCTCGAAGAAGTCATCTAGTTCTTGGCGCCTGCGGCTTCCCCCGCGTAGGCCATAACCAGGTTGATAACGTCCTCCATGTTGGAGTCGTCATAGAACTTGTCCCAGGCGTCCAGGTCGTTGATGAAGCCGCCCTCCTCGAGGGCCTCCATGACGTCAGCGAGGACAGCCAGGAGGTTCACGTCATCCGTGTTGTCGCCCATGAACGGCTCAAGGACGGACGTGAGTCGCATCCGCTTAGAGGGTCGCAGCGAATGCAGGGGAGCGAGTAGCTCATGCCCCGGGAGAGAGGAGAACGGGGGGAGCTTGTCGGCCTTCTTGGTAGCCATGAGACATTCCTTCCAGTGGGGTGTGTGGGGTGTTGGAAGGGGCGCCGCCACACACCCCTACATGGCGGCGCCCCTAGTATATCGGCCGTCAGTTGACGGTGAACTGCTTGCCGTCTGAGGCGGCAACGTTGTTCGTGACGATCACGTTCTGGGCGCCCGTATTCACGCCGCGAGGCACGTAGGTGGTGATCTGGGTGGAGGAGTCCTTCTCGAACGTGGCGACCACGTTGCCGAACTTCACCTCTCGGACACCATCGAAGTTGGCTCCAGCGATGACGACCTTCGCGCCGACCGCGCCGGAGGCGGGGGTCAGGGTAGTGATGGTCGGCTTCGCGGTACCGATACCGGTGACGGTGCGGGGCTCGAGCATCTGGACGCGCGTCTTACCCGAGTTGGGGGACAGGAGTGTGCCCGCGATCTTGACCTCAGTGAAGTTGTCCAGGCTCAGGGACGGCATGTTTCCGGCGAGGGAGACGCGGCGGAACAGGTAGCCGGAGACGATGCGGCCGTCCTCGACGACAACGAGGATGGCGCGCTCACTGGAGGCGTCCAGCTCGATGTCCCAGGCGCGCTTGGTGGCGTCGTAGGTGGAGCCGGGGAACGCCACGCGCATGACGTCTTCCCCGAGGTTGACGGCGTTGATGGTGACCTTGTTGGTGACGTCCTCGCGGGTGGAGCGGACGCCCTGACGGTCCCAGGTCCGCTTCGTGGAGGTGTCTCCACCGTCGGACTCGAACTCAATCAGGTTCTCACTGGAGGTGTCACCCAGCCAGGTCCACCCACTCCCCTCCAGGGTGGTGCCGTCACCGAAGGTGTAGCCGTCGAGGTTCGGGGCCTCCGTGTCAGGGGCGGCATAGTAGACGTGCCCACGGCCCGCGATCTGAATCTTGCTGTTTCCGAGGTTAGCCATCAGGCTCCCTTCCTGGCCGTCACCTGAAGGGACGAAACCATGTTGATGTAGTCGGCGGTAGTTCCCATGTCCGTTTCCGGGGTGGGTAGCTGAGTCCACTCGAGGTAAGTGGCCCAGCCTTCGGAGGTCACCATTCCTGACCTCCAAGCTTTCTCGATGGCCTGAACGAGCGCGTCGCTCGCGTCGGACACCTCATCCCCGTCCGGGCCAGTCATGTACAGGCGAGCCCTGATCTGGGTTGCAGCGAACGTCGGCCCCGAGGGGTGAATCCGGGAGATGGTCATCTGGACGCGGCACACGAGCTCATTCATGGGGTCATCCACGTCACCGTGCGTGCGCCACACGATCCGGGAGAGAATCGGCCACTCAGCGGCGCCAGCGGCGGCGGCATCCTGAACGTACCGGTAGATGAACGGGAGGGGAGCGACGAATGCCATTAGAACCCCCCGTTCGCGTGTACGACGCCACGCATGACGTTGATGCCCGGCACCCACGTCCTGTGTCTGGCACCCTCGCGCCCGGAGCGACGCCCCTGCGCATCCTGGTACACGTAGTGGCCGAACTCGACGGCCGCATCATGGTCCGTGGACGGGGAAATGGACCAGTCCACCTTCCCCTGTGACAGGCTGAACGACGCTGACAGCTCCCCCGACTGGATGTGTGCGGCGGCAGCGGCCTCAACCTCGGCGAACACCTTCGCGGCGGCGGCAGCGAACTCAGGCTGACGCGCCACCACGGCAGCAATGTCCTCATGGACGCTCTCAGTGTCGTAGACCTCGATCATCGGGACTCCGTTCCGAGCGTGTCACAACGCACAGACCAGTGGTGAGTCATCGGGGAGGCATCATAGGTGAGCGGCTCGCCCGCCTGCTGGAACGTCTTCCCAACCAGCGACTCGGGACCCTTGATGATCTTCACCCACGAGTGCGGACCACCCGGCCACTTCCTGCCAGTGCCGAACACCTTCAGTGTAGTCTCATCCGTGAGGTCACCGCGAATGACGCGGTTCTCGGTAGCCTTCAGGGCGTTACCTGCGGACGGCTGCACCAGCACCTTATCGACCACGAAGGTCTCCCCCCGCTCGAACCGGCGCCCAGTGCGGCCCTCCTTGACGACAGCGAGCGTCACCTCAACCACGTGGGGACCGTTCTCCAGGTAGCGCCCGCGCCGGGGCCGGAACCCTACCACAGTGTCACCTCATCCTCGTCATAGACAGGGTGGTCGCCAGCGAAGTCCAGGGCTGACGGGCCGCGCAGGTACGTGGGGTCCACCGTCAGCGGCCCCTCCAGGGCGCCCAGCAGGTGCGTGCGCCGTGCATAGCCGTCCATCTCGGCGCCGGCTACACCCCACCCGGATGTGCCAGCCTGAAGGGCTCGCCAGTCACGGTCGGTGATCTCCAGGATGCCGGAAGCGACAGCCTGATTCACCGAGTAGGTGTACGTGCCCTCAGTCTCATACTTGTAGAGGCCGCCGCCAGGCGCCCTGAGGACACGGGAGACCGACTCAGCCTCCACCATCCGCATGATGGTGGAGAAGCTGTAGTCCACGCGACACCGGTTAACGGCGTCAGGCATGCGCGACAGAATCAGGGCCTCAGCCCGATCCAGAAGAGCCTGCACCCAGACCTTCTCATCATCCTCCAGGTACCGCATGAGCGACCCCTGAACATCATCCAGTGTTGCTACCGTCACTTCTCCACCTCCTCAGGAAACCAGGCCACGGGGTGGCCGCCAACCAAAACGCCAGCGGCCACCACCCGGGTCACTTGCTGGTGATCTTCACGAACGCGCGCGGGTCACGCAGAACCCAGCCGAACTGGGCCTCAGCGAGGATCGCACCCATGTTGCGGTCGAAGAGGTCAACACCACCGGCACGCTCGGTCGCCTTACGGTAGGTGATGGTCTCAACGAAGCCGAGACGCAGAGCGTCCTTGAAGTCGCCACCGATACCGAGAAGCTTCGCGGCCGGGGTCTTGGCCCTCTCGTAGCCAGAGACGGCACGAGAGTAGGTGGCCGGAACACCCAGGACAGTACCGAACTTCGCGGTGATGTCAGGGGCCTGCTGGTAGAGCGGGCGACCCTGAGCATCCAGGGCGTTCACCAGGTTCGAGCGGAACTTCGGGGCCAGGAGGAAGTGGTCGAAACCGAACTCGGCCTCGTCGGCGTCATCCAGCACAACCTTGTCGTAGGCGGCGGACAGCTGCTTGGTGAAGTAGCCGGTAGCGGTGGAGGCCAGGTCCAGCTCCTGCACCTTCGTGGTGGAGGTCAGGGCCTCCTTGCCAGTGATGGCGGTGCCGGTGTTCGCGTCGATGCCGTGGATGACGGCAGTGTCGATGGCGCGAGCAATAGCCTCACCCAGGGCGCGCTGGATGCGAGAGTACTCGCCCAGCGGGTCAGCCTTAGCGGTCTCCTCCGAGTAGAGGATCATCACGGCGGCCTTGACCGGGGTGACGGTCTTGACCTTGCTGGACAGGGTAGCGACCGGTTTCAGGCCACCCTCCTGAACGATGCCAGCGGTGGGCTGGCCGACCGGGATCGGGATGGCGGTGCCGTTGATGGAGACCGGGACACTGCCGGCGAGGGACTGAACGACAGAACCATTCATGGCGTTGTCCCAGATGCCCTTTACGACGGTCTTGGGAAACGCGGCCTCATTCCCGGCGTTAGCGCCGAGAATCTTGGATACTGTCTCGATCTTGGCTTCGTTGTCGGGGTTGTACGCAGGTGCAGGCATTAGCCCTCCTTACTGGTCTGCGAGACCGAAGAACCCGAGCGCCTCACTCAGGCCGTCATCCTCGGTCTCAAGGTCTGCATCCACCGCAGGGTCGCGGGGGACTGAAGGCGCGGGCGTAGCGTCTGCCTGCTCGCGCAGCGTGGCGAGGGCGTCTACCTGCTCCTGCCACGAGTCTTTGTCGCCGGTGAGGAATGATGCGAAGCGGGCCGGAATGTTGGCCTTAGAGAGGATCGACTCCTTCTCGGAGAGCTCGGCGGCGGCACGCTCGGCGGCCTCCTTCGCCTCAAGCTTCTCGGTGAGGGCGGCCAGCTGGGCGCGCAGCTCACTCACCTCATCCGAACGAGTCTCCTCATCATCCTTCGGCGTCTCCTCCGCAGGAGTCTCCTCGTCCTTCGCAGGAGTCTCATTGGTGGCCTCCTCGGCGGGCTCGATGGGGTAGTCAGTGGTTGAGATAGGTCCGTCAGTCTCTTCAACGACGGAGGGCTCAGGCGCGGGGGTGTCGCTCATTTGCGCTCCTTCAGCTTCTCCCGGAAGTACTTGTCCATTGCTCGGCGCGCATCCACACCATGAAGGTCTTGGTCGCGCACAACCTCATTGTACACACGTTCGAATGCGACCTGCTGTTCCTTCCCTTCCCAGTGCTTGGAAGTGAAAACGGGAACAATCGAACAAAAATCCGATTCATGGAATCTGTCAACCCTAAGCCCTGCCGACTCCGACGACTTATAGACCGGGCCGCGCGAGGCGAGCATCGCACAGAAGCCGCAGGGGCCATTCTTGTTGGGGTGAGTGACGCGAGCGAAAGCGAACGGGCGGGCAATCAGTTCGCCACGGGAGTTGCGGCGGTACTTGTCCGGTACCTCCGAGAACACCTTCATGCCCCGGTGGCGGTCCTTGACAAGACCCTCCTCATCGAGGGTGCGAACAGCCTCCTCAACGCGATCAGCAACCTTCTCGAACGCCTCATCCAGCGTCATACTCTGCCGGCGGCGGGACTTAACCTTCTCGACATCCTCGACGATCGCCTTCTGCGTGACCTCGGAGAACCCCTCGAGGTCCTTCGCCAGGTCATCCAGGGCGCCCTCAATGAGCTCGATGGATGACGGAGCAGTGTCTACTGCGTCGGCGACGGTTCGGCGCGCAGCGGCCAGCACATGCCCCTCCAGGGACCGCTCAAGGCGCCGCATCCCCTCCGGAGATTTCAGTGCACCCTGAGTGCCGCGGATGGTGCGGGCGATAGTCTTCGGTGAGTATCCCGGCTGCGGAGGGACCCAGGACTCGGGCACCCCGGCCTTGCGGGCCTGGCCGCGCAGGAACAGGGCAGCTGCGGCCCACGCCTGCTTCCTGGCTTGCCACATGAGCGGAGTCAGGAGGTCCCCCACATGCTCCACCGGGGGTGACTCAGGGAGGCCGTCGAACGCCTTGAGCGCATCCTCTGCCCGACGCCGGAAAAGCATGACGATGCCGCGCAGGATGCTGTAGAAGAGGGCCTCACTCACTCTTAGGGCCCTCCTCCACATCCTCGGGAGCCTCCGGAGCCTCCGGCATATCCAGGCCCGCCTCGGCATCCATCTTGTCGCCACGGGCCTTCTCGCGGCGCAGCTGCTCAGGGGTAAGGTGAAGGAACTCGCGGGCCGTCTCATCCCCGATGATGCCCTGACTGTGGGCCTGGAGGGCGTTAGCCATCTGCGCGGAGGTTGAGGGGGCGGCTGCGTCACGCCACGTCACCTCAAGGGCCTCCAGCCCATCCAGGGGCATCCCATTTGCCTGCGCCACGATCCGTCCAACCCTCTCGAGAGCATCACTGAACTGGCGCTGCTTGTTCTCCGCGCGGGCGATCAGGCGGTCCTTCGCCACTCGCAGGGCCTCCGCGCTGGTCGGGTTGTTGTCCGAGGAGACGCCCATCATCGACGGGGGGATACCGGTCATGGCGGACAGCTGGAGGGCGTAGGACCTGTACGTGTTGATGAACGGGTCCAGCGCCATACCGGTCAGCTGCTTCACGTCACCGCCGGAGGGAATGGCGATCAGGTTACCCATGTACGCCTGCATCTTCTCGGGATACTGGGAAATCATGTCCGAAGCACCATCGCCCACGACGGCGCGCAGCGGGGAGGAAGCGACCTCCTGAGCCACCTGGAGGTTCGTGAGCGTCCTAGAGGCGGCGTCGATGACGGAGGTGAGCTCACGCAGGTCGGAGCGCCCATATTTGTCGGACAGGCGCGCCCTGTTGAACATGGGGACGATGGATGCCCCCCACTGGTCCTGGCGGCCCTGTCCGACGCTCTTCCAGTCGTACTTGCCCTTCGCGTAGAACTCTACGCCGCCGGGCGTGTAGTAGGTGGCACCCACGTTGCCGTCGTCGCGGCGATACAGGACAACACCCTCCACAACCTCGCCACGGAAGTTGATACGCACACGAGCATGCTTCGCATCCACGGCGCGAATCGAGGCGAACTCATGCTCATCATCCGGGGGCGCGATCACCCAATAAGCGGCACCGGCGCTAATGGCCTCGGCGGCAGCCAGGTTAAACTGGGAGTCCATGTCGTTCGCCTGCCACGTCTTCCGCAGAAGCTCAACCACGCCAAACTTGTCATCATCCGCGACACGATACCCGTCAGGGATCAGAATCTCGGTGAGGACATCCACGGCCATCTTAGCGAACGGGGCCTGAATCTCCAGGACACGCGCCTTCGCAGGCAGGCTGATACCCACCGCATCGAGGCGCCGCTTACCCTCATAGTAGCCCTCATAAGTGATGGGGCGGTAGGCGCCGGACGCGAACTTGGCGATCATCTTCTGGAAGCTCACATGAACACCTTCCATTCACCTCGCGGAGCAGTCAGGTCCGCCCACTCCTTCGAGTTCTTCACATGCCTATACAGCATTCTAGCGCCGATCATGCACACGGCGAGGTCGATCTTCTTCGACGACTTCGGAGACTCCTTCTTCACCGACCAGCGTCCCTTGAACTCATTCACTCGACAATTCGACACATGCTCACCCAGCGCCGAGTCCCCATCGTGCGTGAACGTCTGCTGCTGAATCTCCGTGAACGCCGTCTCCGCGGCCTCAGCGAACTGGTAAGCATGCGACCGCATATCCCAGGCGATCGGCGAAGCGGACATGCCGCCACGCACCGCAGGGACGATCAGTCGGTCACCGAAGTCCTCCGGCCACGCCGTGCGCGTGAACGACTCCCACTCGCGCACGTCAGCCCAGAACGCGACCACATTGTAGGTGTCGAACGCCTTCCGCACCCCAGCATCCACGGCAGCCACATTCACCACGCCAAGCGGCTTCTCCGGCTTCCAGTGCCCGATCTTGAAGATGTGCCCATCCTCCATGCAGCACCCCACGAGAGCGGTGTGGTCATTGGACTTGGAGCCGTCGAAGAACATGACGATCCGCTCCCCAGGCTCCACCTTCCGATCCGGCTTACGCAGCTGCGTCCACTCCTCCAAGGTGATCCAGGACGCCTCCGCCGCGTTCGGGCGGTTCAGGAAGAAGCGGATCGACCGAGACTCAGGGTACTCGGGGGACCAAATCTGCTCCTTAATGGACTCCAGGTTCACCCACGGGCAGTCCTCATACACGTACTCGAGGGCCTCCGTGAGCCCGACCTGCCCCTCCTCAGGCTCGTCCGTAAGGACCGTGTTCGGCGGGGCGATGCGCGCATCGTAGAGGACCTTTGTCTTACCGCGCGTGAGCCCGTCCTCCTGGTCGCACCACGCCTCAAAGATCGCCTCAGCCGACGACTGCTCGCCCGGCACCCACGCATTGCAGGTACCCATGAATCGGCCGCCCATCTTCGCGGCGTTCTGCTGGATCGTCTGCAACATGGCCGGCCCGCCCTGTGCGGGCAGCCAGTGCTCGAGCTCATCGCCCACAACGAAGGACACCTCGCCACCCTCCATCGAGTGAGCGGAAGAAGTCATCTGCTGGAGCTTCCCTCCGCCCGGCGTCTCGATGAACGTCTTCGCCACCTCGAGGTCGTACTTGCGGGCCAGCGACCCCTTCTTCTGACAGAACGCCCTGACCATGCGGATGGTATTCTGGGTTTGCGCCTCCGACGTGGCTACGATCTGCACCAGCGGCATGCTCATGGGTTTCGCGCGCACGCCGAACGGCTCGTGGCGGTCGAAGCCATCGAACCTGCAGGGGCCGAGGAGCTCAAACAGGCACAATGCGGCAGCGAACGGACTCTTGCCGCTTCCTTTGCTTAACCTTCTAATTCCCTGCCTATACACAAAGGAGCCCTTATGATTCAGGGCGTAGAAGTGCAGAAGGAACTCGATCTGCCTATCCGTCGGAATGAACGGCTGACCCGCGCGCGGCCCATTCGGCTGCACGAGGTTATCCACCATCCAGGCCGCGGCGTGATACCCGAGCGTCCGCTCAGGCAACTGCAGGGGGAGCGTGTCGGTTCGCTCCCGGGGTGCGGGGAGCGTCTCGGTCACTTCGTAGCCCGCGCCTTCGCCCAAGCCTGGAGAGCAACCACACCGGCAGACTCAGCCTCAGACTCATCCACGCGGTTGATCTCGATCTGCACGCGACGCCGATCCCCCTCGGTGAGAAGGAGGCTGGTGAGCATAGTGTTCACCGCCGCCAGCATCGTAGGAGAGCGCCGATCCTGCATCTTGTAGTTCGACAGGTCATCGCAGGCGGAGTAGAGGACGATCCAGTCCGACGGCTCGTAGTAGCGGGTGAACGTGGACTGCTCCACAGCCTTCCACAGCTTCTTCGCAATCGGGTGCCAGTCAGGGTCAGGCTCAGGAGGCTTAACCTTCTCGGCAACCACATTCACGGGCTCCACGCCACCATCGAGCTTCCGCGCCTGGGTGGTGCGGTGCCCTTCAGTGCTGCGCTTCGGGATCGGTCCCTTAACTCCCATCGTCGTCTCCTACAAGTAGCCGGGGTGTTTACTTTTTGGTCTTGGGCCTCGAGCCTTATTGCCTCGATTGTAGCGCCTCTTTCGCGCTTCAACGGACTGCTGCTGCGTCCTTGCCATATGGCAGTGCTGGCAGAGGCTCCTCAGATTGTCCGGTACATGGGGTCCGTCAGGGAAGATGTGGTCCACCTGATTCGCCCTGGCCCCACAGAACACACAGACGCCGCCATCGCGTTTAAGGACCGCGCGCCTAATCTTCTCCCAGTCCTTAGGGAGCTCCTTACGGCGCCTAGACTGCCTACTCCACGCCATCGACACTAATCCGATGCAGTTCAACGTCGGCGCGCACGCCGAACGTCATTAGAGCCGAGGCGATAACTCTCTCAAGCGAGTTGCGAGTATCGATAAACTCACCCTCCGCCTCATCCAACACATCCTCATCTACGCCCTGGCGACCGCAGGACTCCAAGCGACGGACAGCCAAGAACAAGTCCTGCGCACCAAAAGCCATCGAGCGCACAAGTAACTCGTCAATCATTCCACTCCCCCAACGTGCACATTCGAAATCTGGGCCAGGACGTAGAAGCCGCCCAACTCCTGCACGAGGTCAGTGATCGCATTCTCGGCGTCAATACGGGCAGTCAGGTACGCGTCCCAGGCGTCATCAATGAACGGGTCACCGAGCTCCAGTGACTCACAGTCCTGCAACTCCAGCCACGTTTCCTTAAGGATCCTCAGCTTCGCCTTGAAGATATCTACAGCCGAAACAGGCGTACCGCCACTCATCACAGCACCTCCAATGCGACACTAGAGTCGAAGCCGTAACGGTCGCCCACAAACATCTCCAACTGCTCCTCCAGAGCCTCCTGAGCCTCCTGGACACGGATAACCGCCTCGTCCTGCTCAGCGTCACGCCTATGGGCCGGAACATCCCACGCCCCACACTGGTCAGCATCATTCAGGGAATCACGCAGCTCATCCGCAGCACAATCCATGGCAGCCAGCGCCACCTTCTCATGTACCGACGCAATCCTCTCCACAGCGCTCATCGCACATCCCCCGGATAGGTCATAGACACACCCTCATTCGAGGGAGAGCCCTCACGGATGTCAAACAGGAACGACGGGGACGCCTCCTTGCCGCCGAAGTAGGCGTGCTGGATCGACAGATAGTCGCCCGGGTAGACGTACATGTCACGCTGACCCTCATTCCTGAAAATCAGCGTCCCATCATTCGTGCGCTCAGGATGATTGTCGCAGAGGATCACATCCACCTCAGGGGCAGCCTTGTCACCATAGACGAGCAGATACAGCATAGGGTTTCCTTTCACCAGATGTTGGATCGCTTACTGGAAGGGAGGGGGCAGGGCTCGATACATGGGTGACCCATCTCGGCCAGCTCCCTGACGGTCGGATACGTCTTCCGAGCCTCCTTCGCGCACGCCGAGCACTTCCCCTGCCCTGAGTAGAGGCGCGTACCCGGCCAGTCCTTCACGGAGCTCCGCGGGGGGCGCATCTTCTGGCCGCACGATGAGCACTTGTGCTCGACCGTCCAGTCGATGAGCGCCTTGGGGGTGCATCCTCGCAAGAGCTCTCGGTAGCAGGGGTTGCAGGTTCCTCGACCGCCGTAGGGCTTAGTGCCGGGGAACTCCTTCGCCGTGGTGCGCGGGGGCCGGTAGGGCTCGCCGCAGTGAGTGCACTTCGGGAACTGGCGGCCAGTGTCGGGGGTGGTCATGGTTGTCCTTTCGGTGGCTGACCTCGGAAGTCTACCACGACACGGGGCTCTAGGTAAAGGCGAGGCCCGCCGGGCATACGGAGAAGGAAAGGAAACTTCACTCCGACCCATCCGGCGGGCCTCTATCAGCACGACCAGCATACACGCGACAACGAAGTGGATGCAACCCTCCGGAATCTCCGGACAGTTCGACACCCCAGGCACACCCGAAGCCGTACAAGCCAACCTGAGGGCCTTTCATGACCCCACCCAGGTCAGCACACACACCCACCCCCGTTAGGCCGTCCATGAGCCTCCTGATTGCCTTCCCGGGGCGGGCGCCGCCGGGCCGCCGCCGCCCGCCGCGGCGCTGAGCACTCTTGGTGAGTGTCGACCAACTAGAGACGATCAACCCAACGTAGCCACAACCCAACCCTCTGCTTGGCACTAGAGCAAGGAAGTCTTCAAGGTCAGGTTCCGTCTCGGTACAGCAAGGAAGGGCAAGGACGACGAAGGTGTCTCTGAGCGCTCCAACTCGATCAGGCGACCAAGGATCAACAAGAGCCGGGTATGTGACTAGCCAACGAACCATCTCCTCGTCCTTGCTCTCGTGGACCAACTCAGCTGAAGGCCAAGGCGACGACCAAGGACCAACGGTCCGAAGGTCGGAGCGAAGCGTAGATCATGGCTTCGCGCGCACGCGCGAGTAAGAGTTCTCTTAAGGGGTTCTAGTTAAGGGGTTATTGTGAGGACACCAGTGTCCTCTGGTTCGTGACACCAGTGTCCTCTGGTTCGTGACACCAGT